GTTCCGACCGTTTCTCTTGTGATGCAATTAGAATCAGACTTTGCAACCTATGCTAATGATGGATTCAGTGTTTCAAAGAACGTCCATAGAATCTATGCTGGACAACCTAAAAATCCTGGTAATAAACGCATTGTCATTACAACTTGGGCCTCTGCTCGAGTTCAACCCCCCGAGTGGTTTGATCGATTTGGTTCTTTTATTTGTGATGAAGCCCATCAGGCAGATACTCAGAGCATTACAACAATTTTGAATAACATTCCTAATCTAAAATTTAAATTTGGATTGACAGGAACAATTGAAAATACAAAATCTCATAAGTTAGTTCTTTCTGGTTGGTTTGGATCAATCATTTCTTCCCTTCGTACAAAAAAGCTAATGGATTCTGGAGTTTTGAGTGAATTAGCTATAGAAGCAAAGATAATTGACTATTCTGAAAAGGATCGTAAAAATGCTTGGAGTTCTTTTAAGTCTTATCAAGATGAGATTAAGTGGTTAGTTCACAATAAGAGTCGAAATGAATTTATTGTTGATTTGGCATTTAAAGAACCTAAAAATACTCTTGTGCTTTTTAATTTAGTAGAAGGTCATGGCCACATTTTATATGATATTGCAGTAGAACGAACACAGGGAACCAATAAAAAAGTATTCTTTATTCATGGCGGAGTGAAAGCAGAGGAGCGAGAATACATCAGAAAGACAGTTGAACATTCGGAAGGGAATATTATCTTTGCTTCTTATGGGGTGTTTTCAGTAGGAACGAACTTAAAGAATCTTCATGTTGTTATATTTGCTCATCCATATAAGTCAAAAATAAAGAATCTTCAATCAATTGGTCGTGTATTGAGAACAAATTTTAATAAATCATCTGCAAAATTAGTTGACATCGCAGATGATTTGTCTTATAATAGTAAACACAATATCACATTCACTCACTATTTACAAAGGTTAAAAATTTATCATGACGAACGCTTTACTCACACCACCGAAACAATTAGATTTAAAGAAGATTAGAGTCTTTAGACTTATAGATGGATCAACCATAATTGCAATTCTTGTGGGGTCCGACGACTTAGTCGTACAACTTTCTGGAGCAGTAACTTTGAAAGAAATGCGGGATTCTGAAACAGGTACAATTAGCGGGTTTATTACTGAGCCATTTATGGCCCCTTATATTACTTTCGATCCAGAAAAAATCTTAAAATTAAACATTCATCAATTACTCTGTGCAACTGATCCAAATGATTTTGTTCGTGAAAGATATGCTACAATTATGGAAGCAGCATTAAACCAAACAAGCCCATCAGCTGCAATTGCTTCATTAGAAGCTGAAGCAGAGGAAAATGCTAAGATTGATGGGGAAGATCCTTTATACTCACCAAAGAAAGGACTACTCCATTGAAAACTAAAAAGAAACCAGAAAATTATGTCAATAATGCTGAATTTTATGAAAATTTAGTCAAATTTAAAGATGAATGCGCCCTTGCCCTGGCCCAAGATAAGCCTAAACCCAGGGTTCCAGAGAAAATTGGCCTTGCAATTGTCCAAATTTCTAATAGGTTAAGCACTCGTTACAATTTCCAAAATTATACATTCCGAGAAGAGATGGTCGGAGACGGAATTGTAAATGGACTAGAAGCTGTAAAGAATTTTAATCCAGAGAAGAGCGCCAATCCATTCGCTTATTTTACTCAAATTATTTTCCGTGCTTTTATTCGACGAATTGAAAAGGAAAAGAATGAGCGAAATGTTCGTGATGCAATGATGTTTGACGTGACTTCAGATCTTTATGAAGGTGAAGATGGGTTTGGTCAAGTAAATACTGATGAATTGTTTCTTTTAATGAAATCTTAATAATAATAAAATGTTAGAGATTGCACTAATCACTGATCTGCATTTTGGAATGAGGGGGAATAATCTATTTTTTCATAATAATCTTTTTAGATTTTTGGAAGAAATATTCTTCCCTTACCTTAAAGAACATAACATCAGACATTTATTCATCCTCGGAGATACATGGGAATCCAGGAAGATTGTCAATCTCGCCACTCTTCATGATGTAAAATTACGATTTTTTGATGTCTTGCGTGAAATGAAAATAAACGTAAAAATGATTTATGGAAATCATGATGTATTCTATAAGAACACTAATGATGTAAATAGTGTTAATCTTCTATTGCGAGAATACAAGAACATTGAGGTGATTACGGAATATAAAGCCTTTGAGTTATTTGGAATTAAGATAGGGATGATTAGCTGGTTAAATCCAAGTAATATAGAAGATGGTTTGAGATGGATCAATGAGTTAAAAGCAGATATTCTTTTTGGTCATTTTGAAATTGATGGGTTTGGAGAATATGATGGTGGGGTTACATTAACAAACAGTTTATTTGATAGGTTTGAATATGTTATTAGTGGCCATTACCATATCCCATCTTCAAATGGAAAGATTTTTTATATTGGGAACCCATCTCAAACTAATTGGGCAGAATATGGGCAAAAAAGAGGCTTTACTCTTTTTGATTCTAGAAATCGTCAATTGAAATTGATTGAAAATCCATTTGATGTCTATTTGAAATTTTATTATGATGAAGATAAGATAGATTTGTTGACATTTGATTTTTCTATTTTTACCAATAAAATCATTAAAGTGTATGTTAACTCATTTGAGTTATTAAATAGAAAGAAGTTTGATTTATTTTTTGATTCTGTTTCTAAAGAATCATATACAGTTGAAATCGTTGAGGTTGACACTAATCTATACCAAAATGAAAGTAAACTGAAAGACATAAAGGTAGTTGATGTCTTTTCTTCCATTGTTCAATATGTTGATGCAATTACTGCGGATGCAATTGATAAAGATCGAATTACGGATTATTTTAAGTCCATTTATTATCAAGCTAATGAAATTGTGTCTACAACCAAATAATGATATTATTTAAACAAATTCGATTTAAGAATATTCTCAGTTTTGGAAATACCTGGACTGAAATTCAGTTATGCGACGCTTCTATTACTCTTATTCGTGGAAAGAATGGAAGTGGAAAGAGTGGGGCTATTTTAGATACTATCTGCTTTGCCTTATTTGGAAAACCATTTAGAAAGATCAACAAACCTCAACTTGTCAACTATAGAAACAAGAGTGAGATGGTAGTTGAAATCACCTTTGAGTCAAAAGGTAAGGAAATACTTGTTCGGAGAGGACAAAATCCTGGGCTTTTTGAAATCTATCAGAATGGTGTTCTTAAAAATCAAGACTCTACGATTAGAGATTATCAGGGTTGGTTTGAACAAAACATTCTTCAATTCGATTTTAATGCCTTTACTCAAATTGTAATTCTTGGTAAAGCATCCTTTGTTAGCTTTATGCGCTTGGGTTTAGATCAAAGACGCAAATTTGTTGAAAATATCCTTGGGTTGAATATCTTTAGTGTAATGGGAGAATTGCATAAAGCTAATGTATCTGCATTAAAGGACGAAATTAAAGATTTAAAAACTGAGCTTATATTGCTAAAGGAACGTCGTGATATTCACGAAACTTATATTAAAAAACTAAAGATTGATAAGAAGAATTCTGAAAAGGATGAAAAGTCTAGAATTAAAACATTAGAAGAAAAGCTTCAAGCTGAGATTGCTGAAATTGAAGCACAATTAAATATTGAAAATAAAAAGAAAATTCAAGTAGATCAAGCTGAAAAAGAAAATCTAGTTCAGATGGAACGAAAATATAATTCATTAGTTTCTAGAGCAGATGAGAAAAGTGCTCATATCAAAAGAAACTTAAAATTCTTTAATGAAAATGAAAACTGCCCAACCTGTAATCAACAAATTGCCCCACATATTAAACAAGAGCAGATAGATGACAGTAAAGCAAAATTAGAAAATTTAAATAAAATCATTATAGAATTAAAAAATAAGAGTATTGACACACAAACAAATATAAAAAGATTGAATAGATTAATTGAAGAAAGTCACCAATTAGGCAAATCAATTGATCGGTTAAATACCAGAAAAGTGGAAATTGAAAAACAAATTAAAGATATGCACAATTATCATACAAAGAAGAGTGGTGTGCAAGATCAAATTCAAATTGTGGAGCAAGAAAAGTTATTAGAAGAATTGTCAAATAAATATGAAGAAGTGTTAGATAGAAAGAGCAAGCTGTTAGACCAACAAGAATACTATGACCTTGTTACTACAATGCTAAAGGACACTGGAGTTAAGAGGATGATGATTGGGAAGTTTATTCCATTTCTTAATTCTGCTATCAATGCTAATTTAAAGAAACTTGGCTTCTTCATTAAACTTTCTTTTGATGAAAACTTTAATGAAACAATTTTAGCTAGAGGAATTGATGAGTTAAGTTATTTTAATTACAGTGAAGGAGAGAAATTAAGAATTGATTTAGCTATACTAATGGCTTGGAGAGAAGTAGCAAAGATCCAAAATAATATGAATACAAATTTATTGATTTTCGATGAGATTTTCGATAGTAGTTTGGATTCGGGAGGAACAACTCTATTTTTAGAATTGTTAGCTGATTTGGATCAGACCAATGTGTTTATCATAACTCCCTGGAATGATTCTTTGGATCCGTCTAAAGTAAAAGAAAACTTATTCTTTGAGAAGCAAAATGGGTTTTCAAAGAAGATGACGAACTTCTTGACGACCGGGGTAGAATAGTGTATAATGTCTAAAATTGATATTTTAAGCAATTTTAGGGCCTATATACTAGAAGTGAAAAAACTTAAAAAAACGCCTTTTAGGTTATTGAATTGAAAGGTAAAAAAAACATGAAATTGTCAATTATTAAGATTGGAGTGAAAAATTATGCAGTTTGCAAAAGAAACAATTGAAGTTCTTAAGAACTTTGCCACAATCAACCAAGGGCTTATTTTTAATGAAGGAAATAAGCTAAGAACCATTAGAGGAATGAAGAATATCTTTGCCGCCGCTACAATTCCCGATTCATTTCTGAAAAAGTTTGCAGTTTACGACTTGAATGAACTTCTCGGGACTCTTTCCCTGTTTACTGATCCCGAGTTAGAATTTGAAGACGAGTGTTTTATTATCTCTGAGGGTAATTCAACAGTAAGCTATTTCTACTGCAATCCCGCCGTTGTCATTGCACCACCCGATGCTGAGCCAGCACTTTCCGATGCTGTGGTTTCCTTTGAGCTTGAGAAGGCTACTTTGGAGCAGCTTATTAAAGCTAGCAATGTAATGAAATTGAAGGATTTTGTTATTAAGAATGGTGAATTGGCTGTTTTGAATCGCAACAATGTTGGAAACCGCTATAAGATTAAGGTTGATATGAAGTCTGATGTTGGTAACAAGAAGACTTTTGTTATAAAGGTTGAGAATTTGAAGCTAATTCCAGATGATTATTTTGTTCAATTATCTGAACAACATGCTTCATTTGTTTCCAAGTCTGGTAACATCACATATTTTGTGGCTTTGGACATTTAATAAAGAAGAGGATATTATGAGCAGAGAAGAATTTCTTTGGTGTGAGCGTTACCGTCCAAAAACTATTGATGACTGCATTCTTCCAAAGAAGACAAAGGCGTATTTTAATGAAATGGTCCAACAAGGACAAGTCCAAAATCTAATCCTTGTTGGATCTCCTGGAACAGGGAAAACTACTGTCGCTAAAGCACTGTGCAATGAGTTAGGGGCAGATTATTTAATGATCAACGCATCTGAGAATGGGAATATAGATGTATTGAGAACGACAATCAGAAGTTTTGCTTCTACAATGTCATTTATTAGTGGTGGCATTAAGGTTGTGATTTTAGATGAAGCAGATTATTTGAACCCGAACAGCACACAACCTGCTTTAAGAAACTTCATTGAAGAATTTAGTGCTAATTGTCGTTTTATTATGACGGCAAATTATGCTAATCGTATTATTGATCCATTGAAGAGTAGGTGCGCAGTTATTGATTTCTCTATTCCAAAAGAAGAGAAGCAAGAAATTGTGATGGCATTAGATCGCCGAGTAAAGGAAGTTCTTAAGAAGGAAGATATTGAATTTGATGTTAAAATTCTTGCACAGATCATTATAAAGTTCTTCCCCGATTTTCGTAAAGTATTAAATGAAGTTCAACGTAATTCGACATCTGGAAAACTTTCTACACAAGCATTAGCTGGGTTTAGTGATGGGGTTATTAATCAATTGATTGCCCTTCTTCGAGATCCAGCGAAGTGGTCGGAAATGCGTCGCTGGGTTTCTGAGAACAGCGATAATGATTTTGGAGATATTGCTAGAGCATTATATGATAAGTCAGGCAAGTTTTTAATTCCTTCATCTATTCCACAGCTTGTATTGACAATTGCAGAATACGATTATAAGAATAGTTTTGTCATGGATAAGGAAATCAATACTGTTGCAATGTTGACCGAGATTATGACGAATTGTGAGTTCCAAAAGTGAGAATTTATTATGACATTTGGAATCTTTGATATTGTAAAGAATATAAATGAGAAAGGAGAGGGCTTACTAGATCCAGACACTATTAAGTCCGAATATAATTCCTTTGTTATTAATCGGGCATTGAGCAATGTCAAGTCTACCTTATTCTTTTCAAATGAAATGAATAGATTGTGGGGGCTTGACAAAGATATGCAATATGCATTCTATTATTATGGAATTACAAAAAAGAAAAGGTTTGGGAAATGGAATAAATTACAAGACGATAAGGAAACGATCAATGCAATTCAGGAGTATTTTAATTATTCCTATCATCGCGCAAAAGAGGCAGTTTCCCTATTAACCGAAGATCAAATAAATATAATAAAAAAGGCAATAGATAGGGGTGGAAAGAAATGAATGATATCGTAAATTCTTTAGTGGAAATTGAACCAGTAACAACTGACGCATTTCTAAAGATAAAGGAAACATTAACAAGAATTGGAATTATTAGTAGAAAGAACATTGACCGAGATAGATACCCAACGCTTTGGCAGAGTTGTCATATTTTACATAAACAGGGGAGATATTTCATTGTTCATTTTAAGCAATTGTTCCTATTAGATGGTAAAAATGAAAAGACTGAGTTTGTGGAGGAGGATCAGAATAGAACTCTTCTTATTGCATCTCTTTTAGAAAAATGGGGATTAGTAAAACTCGTCAATCCAGTTGAATATGACCCAGAAACAAAAGTTGCTGTAATCGCTTTTAAAGACAAGGATAAATTTATCCTTGAAGCAAAATATAGTATTGGAAATAATAGAGGACATTAAATTATGATGCCAAGTAATGATGACGATATCGATGAGTTCTTTAATCTGGATCTGGATGTTGAGTTAGAGTGCATCCTTCATTCCAACTCAGCAGAGCTTCCAAAGTATCAGACTTCTGGGTCTGCTTGTTTTGATCTAAAGGCGGATTTTGCAGAAGGGGAATTGGTAAACGCTTACAGTGAAGAGAATAAACTATATTCTCTTATGCCATTCAAAGGGGCGGGGATTGATGATATTCTTTTAGAAATCCCAAAAGGATTTCGTGTTCAAGTTCCAACGAATGTTGAATTCGTCATTCCAGAAGGATATAAGGTTTTGGTTTATCCAAGAAGTGGTCTTGCATTAAAATCAGGGTTAAATCTTGCTAATGGTGTTGCTGTAATTGATCACGATTATCATTTTCCAACCTATGTTCTTCTTGTAAATAATTCTAAAATTCCAGTAACAATTCGAGGTGGAGATAGAATTGCTCAAGCTGAATTAGAGCCAGCTAGATACTGCGCAAAACTCTTACAAATTGAAGTTCGTCCTCACAATAATGAAACTGAACGTAATGGTGGACTTGGGTCCACAGGAGTATAAAGAAATGAGCTTAAAGGTTGTTTATACAGAATTTGGTATTCTGTTGGGTCAAGTGGAAGAACAACTAAATCCAACAGACGTGATCACTATGAAGAATCCGCTACAATTAGCACCAATGGGTGAGGGGAGATTAAATATTTCTCCCCTCTTGATTGCAACAACTGAGAACACTGTTGATATTCCAAGGTGTCGACTATTAATTGAAAACTTGCTAGAACCAGAACAACAAATTGCTAATAAGTATAATGAAATCTTTGGCGCAGGAATCATTACAGCCAAAGTAATTCCTTTCCCACCACCTAAGCATTAGGTAGCTGGGGGTTGACTTTCTCCTGTTGTTCCTGTATAATTTTGCTTATCGTATTTATACATGATCCATTTATTGGCGACATTATTACCAGAAACAACAGTCAGGTAGATTAACCATATCATTTCAATATTCTGTTGAAATTCTTTAAAATATAGCAAATTTGCGGTAAAGAATGAAATCGTTGCTGCAAAGTATGCTATGTTTCCCCAAAATTTTGTATGACTTACAGTATTTGTTATCTCAGATTTAAACAATTCACTTAGATTAATACTTTTTGCACCTTTTGCGAATGTTACAAAAAGCACAAGGGTGAATAGAATTAAGAAAAGAACTTGCAATGATTGCATTACATCAATTGAAGAGAGTAAATTCCAAAAATGTTCTATACTTATGTTGATCGGATTGGCAACAGGATTTTCCATAGATATTCCTCGGATGATGGGAAAAGAGTAAATGAGGTTATTAGTTCAACCCCATTGGAGTTATTTATTAAATCTAGAAGAAAAACAACACATAAAAGTCTATTTGGGGATAAATTGGCCAAAGTAGACTTTTCAAATATTAGTGAAATGACTGAATTTGTTTCATCGTATTCAAAAGTGACAGATGTATTTGGCCAAACTGAACCAGCCTATCAATTCATCTCTAATACCTATCCAGGGGTAATTAAGTTTGACCCAATACAAATTGTGGTCTTAAATTTTGATATTGAGGTAATTAGCGATATTGGGTTTCCTGATCCAAGAAAGGCAGTTCACCCAATTACTTCAATTACCCTAAAGGTAATGAAAGGTTCGGATGAATACATTTCATTCGGATATGGAGATTTCAATCCAAGACCTGGAAGCCAATATTATAAATGTGTTGATGAAAAGGAACTATTATTGCGTTTTATCTCAACATGGAATAGAATAAGTCCAGATGCAATTACTGGATGGAATATAAATGGGTTTGATATTCCATATTGTGTTAATAGAATTGGGAAGATATTGGGTGTAGAGTATATTGCTCAACTCAGCCCATTCTCAAAATCAATGAAAGAACCAGTTCAAGAGATTAAACTTGCTGGGATCAACACAGGATATAAGTTCCTTGGAATTACGACATTGGATTATTTGGAGCTTTATAAGAAATACAGTTATAAGAATGTTGAAAAGTATAGTCTAGATTTCATCGCTCATTTAGAATTAGGCGAGAAAAAAGTTGATTATAAGGAATATGGAAGTCTGGGAAACTTATTTCGTCAGAATTTCCAATTGGCAATGGAATATAATGTTCACGACGTTGAACTTGTGGAATGGCTTGACGATAAGCTAAACTTCATTTTCCTTGCTTACACTCTTGCTTACATTGGCAAGATTAGAATTCATGAGATTTTTGGGTCTGTTCGTTTTTGGGATAACTATATTTACAATGCTCTAAAAGACCAGGGAATTGTAATTCCACCAACTAAACATTCAGGTGGGAAACAAATTAAAGGTGCATTTGTTAAGGAACCAATTCCAGGTCTGTATAAATGGATTATTAGCTTTGACTTGACTTCTCTATATCCATCTATTATTATGAGTTTGAACATGAGTCCAGAGACTGTTCGAGAATCTGCGACAGGTGATCATGTTGATGAAATGATCGAGATGAAGCGAGACAATAGAACTATAGTTGAAAAGAATTATACAATCGCAGCTAATGGCGCAATGTTCTCTAAGGAAGAAAAGGGAATTATGCCTGTTCTGGTTGCCGACATGTTCAAAAAGAGAAAGGATTATAAGAATAGAATGCTACAGGCCAAAAAGGAATTGGAAGTATTGAAGGAAGTCGAATCAGATTTAATTGAGAAGAAAAAAGAGATTGCGACATTTGATGCGCTACAACAAGCATTTAAAATTGCCTTGAATAGTTTATATGGCGCGATGGCCAACGAGTTCTTTCGTTATTATTCTTCAGATATCTCGGAAGGAATTACACTCACAGGTCAGTTAATCATTCAATTCATTAGTAAGCGTATCAATGAGTTTCTTAATGTTGAACTCAAGACTAATGGTGTTGATTATGTAATAGCAGGCGATACAGACTCAATTTTCATTACTTTAGACACTTTGGTCCAAAAGGTTAAACTTGGTAAAGACAAAGACAAGACCATCACTTTCTTGGATAAGGTGGCAAAGGAAAAGCTAGAATCATTTATTGCTTCTCAATACAAGGAATTGGGAGAGTATTTGAATCTATTTGAGAATAAGCTACATATGAAGCGTGAGAAACTAGCGGATGCTGGTATTTGGAGAGCGAAGAAGAATTATATTATTCAAGTCTATGATAATGAGGGAGTTCGATATAACGAGCCAAAGATTTCAACAGTTGGTGTGGAAACATCTCGTTCTAGCTCACCAGAAATTGTTAAAATGGCATTAAAGCTCTGCTATAAGTATATGCTTAATGATCAACTGGGTGATTTAAGGAATTGGGAAGCAGAGTTCAGGAAATCATTCTTCAATGCGGATGTTGAGCTGATTTCATTCCCTCGTGGCATTTCGGATTTAGAAAAATGGAAAGTTTCACCTGATAGTTGGGCTTGGAAGTTAGGCGCACCAATTCATGTAAAGGCCGCATTATCTTATAACAAGTTGCTAGTTGATACTGGCCTAAATTTAAAAATGCCATTGATTAGAAATGGCGATAAAATCAAATTTATTGCATTAAAGACTGCTAATCCAATCCACAATAATGCAATTGCATTCTTCGATTCGATTCCAGATGAATTCGGATTGGATCCATATATTGATAGAGAAGCACAATATACAAATACATTTTTGAATCCATTAGATAGTTTCTTGAATATTATTGGTTGGCAATTGAAACAAAAAAATACATTAGACAGTTTATTTGGGGTGTAAAACATATGACATCAATTCTCGGTGGATTATTAAAAGCAACAGAAAATGAATTTGCAAATCTTGCAGAAGATGGAATTACTGCTGGAGATTTAAGTGGGTGGGTTGATACAGGGAGCTATACTTTAAACGCACTTGTGAGTGGAAGCATTTATGGTGGATTTCCAGGAAATAAGATTGTAATTATTGGTGCCGAACCAGCTACTGGTAAATCCTTTCTTGCTTTAGGTGCTGCAAAGAATTTCTTATTACAAAATCCGACTGGAATTGTAATGATGTTTGAAACAGAAGCAGCAGTCTCTAAGCAAATGCTAACTGAAAGAGGAATTGATACAAAGCGATTTGGAGTTGTTTCTGTTTCTACTGTTCAGGAATTCAAGACTCAGATTTTAAAGGTAATTGATAATTATGAAAAGCTAAAGAAATCAGATCGAGTTCCTCTTTTCTTTATCCTAGATAGCCTTGGAAACTTGTCGACTACTAAAGAAATGGAAGACAGCTTGAGTGGAAGTGATAAAGCAGATATGACTCGTGCGAAGCAATTAAAGGGGGCTTTTAGAACAATTACACTCAGAGCAGGACGAGCTCAAGTCCCATTGATTGTCACTAATCATGTCTACGCAGATATAACTGGTGGATTATATGCGGGCTCAGTGCAGAGCGGAGGTTCCGGCGCCCTCTATTCAGCATCTCTGATCTTAACTCTCACAAAGGCCAAGGAAAAAGATGGTTTGACAAATACCGTTACTGGTGTTATAATTACTGTTACAACATATAAAAGTCGATTGACAAAGGAGAATCAAAAAGTAAAGATTCTTATTCGTTATGATGGCGGTCTTGATCGGTATTATGGATTATTAGAATTGGCTGAAGCAGCCGGCGCCTTTAAGAAGGTTTCAACTCGTTATGAATTAGATGATGGATCAAAAGTATTTGGGAAGGCAATAATGCGCCAACCCGAGAAGTATTTTACTCAACCTGTATTGGAGAAAATAGAAAATTATGTCAACCGAGAATTTAGATATGGCAGCAGTGGAAATTCCAGTGGAGACATCGAAGATGCATCGGACGACGTCGAGAGTGAAGGATCTGATTAATCAAGCATTTGCACTTGCGTATAGGGCGCAATTAGTATTCAAGAAGGTGAATGGCGAAGAACGCACAATGATTATCTTAGCTCCTGATGTTTGGGGTATTGAGGTAAAGGAGCAACTTGAGGCCAATTTGTTTAATCGTGCTTATGCTGACAAGCCGCCCCGCAAAGTCCCAGAAAACATTATTCATGTCTATGAAGAGGATAAGGGGTTTAAAAGTTTTAGGTCAGAGAATTTCATTTCTTGTATTCCGTTATATCAAGAAGAACCTTAAAAATGGAAGAGCTTGATGGAATTTTTCTAATTGACAGAGAAAATGGGCGAAAGTTCTTTTTCTCTGGTATTATTATTGGGGAAGACATGGAAGTATCATTTGAAACCTCTTGGATCTTTTTAGAAAATGATCCAGAAGATGTTGATTATGATGAAATTGAAAAACGTGGAATTGAAATTTTTCGTGAATTCTTTACTAATGCACTGAAGGAGATTATAGATAATGATGGCACCAATGACAGTAAAAGTGAAAGTTATTCCTCTCCTAATTATTCTTCAGAATTTGTCAGGAATCTGTGATGAGAAGATGACAAAAAAAGAACAGGATGCATATCTAAATGATTCCTATGGGCTCCGAAACACAGTAATTAGTGCAATCCTAGCAAAGAATGCACTTGATAAACCGACATTTTCTATTGAACCGCGAGACCGTAGTGATCTCTTTTTAGAAATTATTAAACTCATCACATCCCTCTACGATAAATATTTTCAGAAGCAGGAAGATTTTTATTCT